TGGACCGGCAATAGGATCACGTGCAGAATCATAATAACCAGGCGTCGGTAAAGTATGATGATTTTTACCGTGCCACTTACTATGAAATCTTACATTATCTGACATATAAAATATTTATCCTTTTTAGCTCAATTCCACTGTTTGTTCGGGCAATGGGTATTTATTTGTTGCAGTTGTTTGTAATATACCTGCTATTTCAAGCTGCAAATCACAAATTTTCTTTATACATCTGTTAACAACATCAGCAATACATGGCTCATTAATACCAACAAAATAATTATTATCTGCTGATAAATTAAGAATATGAGTTTCAAATTCTTGTAGATATTGTATATCTGTTAATTGTAACTGACCATTTGCTTGATATGTACCTGTTACTTTAGAATGAATATGATCATTAAAAATCATATGATTATATAATAGTTTATATAATGCTTTATTGACCATATAAGAAGAAATATATTCATCTTTTTCTACATGCACACTAGATAAATCAAAAGTTTGAGTTTTATATAAATCATATACTAAAGTTTTGTAATTAGTTTTTTCATATGGCTCAATGAATATTTTACCTACTGGTGCATTCGTAACAGGTGGTTCATAAGTAGCAGTAGTTTCTGAACCAAGGAATAATGTTTCTCTGTCTCCGATACCAGACGCAACGTCAAAGAATGAAAAAGCTTCAGAACCAGAAACAGCAGCCATATTTAAAATATTGTTTGTTTTATATGTACCTATAGATTTATCTGGTCTTGATACAAACTTTTTATAGAGGTTAGTTTCAGTTAAAACATAAAAAATGTTATTATTAATTTCTGAGAAAATAATATTTTTAAAAGTTTCGCCTGATACTCTGTCTGAAAAAGTTAAAGTGTTTAAAAATTGTCCTGATGAATTATATGTTGTCATTTCTCCATCTCGAGAAAGAAGATAAATATCTCCTGAGCCGTGATGTACATTAATATCAATATATGTGTCACCGGATAAAGACTTAAATTGATTAGCAATAATTTTGCTTTCTTTCCAATTTAAATTTTTATCAAATATTTTATATCCACTTAACGCAGGATCTAAAACATAAACATTATCCTCTTTATCAAGAGCAATCTTTTTGGCTGATTTAAATTTAGAATTAATAACTTTAGATGATGTTTCACCACCAACAGATACTTCCAAAAATCTACTAATACCAGACAAAGCTGAGCCGTGTGTTAATACACTTTCTACATTTAGCTTGTGAATTAAATTATTATCTAAGACAAATAGTTTACCATCTTTAGTTGCTTCTACATCTAAAATATTAGTAAATGAAAGATCAGTAACTGTTTCTAAGGTTGTTATACCAGAACCTCCAAACCTTTCTACAGGGTCTCTTCCTGCAGTTATGTAAGGAGCTGTACTTGTATGTTCTACTTCTAAAGCTAATAATGTAGTACCATTTTTAACTGGTACAAAACCAACAAATCGTGTACCATCAGTATCCTGTACAAAAGCTGCATCTGTAAATCCAGAAAGTACAGTACCATTTGATGCAGCAACATTTGTTACAGCTTTAGTGTTTGTAGGAGGTGATAAAAATTTAAATCCATTAACTGTAGTTTCTGTACCAATAGCTCCTTCCCAAACTCCATCAAGAGGCATATCATTAATGGCTAGTTTAGATTGTGCATTAAGATAGAGAAAATTATCATGTAATAAATCTAATTTACTATTAAAGGTTTCTTGTGTGATAAATGTATCATATTCAAAACGTACCTGGTCGTAGTTATTTGGTAAAATAATTTGATCAGTTATATATCTGTCTAAATTAAATTTTTCTGCTACTTGATTATCAATATTAGTGCCTGATAATACTGCTACATCTGGAGCAGCATCTAAAACAGTTCTTTTTGTTAAATCAGTATTCATTAGTAACTTCCTCCGCCTCCTCCGCCTGTTGATGAGCTTGTAGTACCAGTATCACTCTCTGTTGTAAGATTAATAGTTTCAACTGCAGTTTCTCTACCAGTTAATGTTAATGTATTAACAGTAACACCATCCCAATCTACTTTATTTAATTTAGTATAAGCAGGAGATATATTTCCAAGATGTTCAATAACCTTATCAACTATTTTACTCTTAAGTGATTCATCTGTTATATTTGAACCACGTACATCAATATTATAGAACTCACTCTTTCTACCTGGTACTTTAAATTTAAACGTACGTTCAATCTCATCTATGTAATTTCTATTACCTATAGCCATATCAAACTTAACTGGCTCAATATTAGTAAGACATCTATAATGAGATTTTAATTCATAATATTGTAAATTTTTGCTGTATAATTTTATATTTGTCAGCTCAACGCCTGCAATTTTATGAAAGGAAGGTTGCTTAGTATATTTGTCTAATAAAATATTATGTATATAAGGTGTTGTACCTACAACTAAATTACTATTAAAGACAGGCAAGAACGAGAATTTTGTACCACCTAAGCTTATAGTTTGTTGTTCTAATGAATCTACATACAGTTTATAACTTCCTTGTTCAGCGTTAAATGAAATATGGAAGTTATGTCTACTATTATCTAAACCAGATGTTGAGAATGTCAATGTATGAGCAGAATAAGCTGCAGTTGCTGTTGATGTATTATACTCATTAACAACACCTATTTTAAATTTAAGATCATTAGCATCATTACGTCTAAAGCGACGAGCTGTTTCATACCCATTGAACGACTTAACACCTGATAGAGAATCCAAACCGTCAGTCTGTCCGAGACTATAAACATCTTCTACAGTATCTATAACATTACCAGTATCAAGATTAAGCTTAATAAAGTTACCGCCACCTGATACTTCATTAAATACAACAGCATATCCATTATAACCTGTATTGTCAAACTCATAAACAAAGTCAATATTTCTACTATTAAATCCAGAAGGTGTACCTGTTAGAGAGCTAGTAAATAAAACATTTCTATCTTTATCTATTTTAGCAACTTTTTGCTCTCCATATAATACCCAAACATTATTACTGTTATCAACATTTACTCCGACTATAGGCTCTTCACTAGAGAGCGCTCTAACTACTGTTAAGCTTGATGCACTCATCGCTCTGTCGTATGTCCATATATTATTGTTAGCAATAAACCAAGGATCACCGTCATTATCAACAGCAAAGTTATTGTTAATAGCACTTATACCTGCTACTGTAGTTTTATAGTCAACTGCGACTACAATTGGATTAGTACCAAATAATGGATGAGAAGAAACATTAGGTGCTGCTATTCTTAAACCAGATAGAGCACCACCTCTCATAGTATTGTTATTGCTCTCGTAAAGATTAACTTTAATTACTTCACCGAGATAATTATCATCTTGATTTTTAAGATCATACTTAACAACATTAGCTTCAGCTCGAGAATTAAAATCTGTATTAACAGCAGCGTTAGCTGTACTTAATGTACAAATATAGATATTATGTTCATCAATATCCATATCAGATGGTAAACAACCAGTAGCTATTCTTGAGCTTAAATCAATTTTATTTTTTATTACTCCATCGTGATCATATTCATATATAACCCATTGATCATCTAAAATATAATAACCGCTAGTTGATGGATTCTTTTTAAATAGCCTAATGTTTTTACCTAGAGTGTGAGTATCAAGTTTAACGTAATCAGTATTATACGCTTCAACGTTTGTATTCTTAGGAATTAAAAAGGTAGGTGTAATTACTTCTTCATTAAAAACTCCAAAACCATTATCAATATAATTACCTAATATTTGATGACCGAAAGGTTTAGTCCAATCATCACATTTCATCCAGAAGTTAAGATCAAAAGAGCCTTTATTGTCTACATTTTTTATAACTCCATATTCATTGCTATTAAACTCATAACTGTTATCTAAAGGCTGGTCTAATAATGATCCTGAAGCATCTTTATATTCTTCAATACCATCTACGATAAGTTTATAGCTACATTTATCAATTATTGTTTTAGAATCATTATTACCGATATGGTGATATGCATATGCCGTACCAGCTTCAAAAACTAAATTACTTCTTACATCAAATACACTAAAATCTTTTGCAGATAGATAAACTACAAATGAACTCCAATCATCAATAATTTGTACTAAATCAGATGTTAATGCAGCAGTCTTAGTTAAAAAGCTAGGATTGTAATAACGATCAACCCATACAGATGTACCATTAATATCTCCATTACCTGATAACCAAGAACAAACCCAACTATCATCTGTTTGAGGCATTAGATTATTTTTATAATCTTCTGTTCTTTTAAGAAAAACTTTATCACTAGTTGCAGGTCTATCTCCTGCTATAGCTCCAGCATCAACAAATTTAGAATCATGTATACTTAAACGTATATAAGGACTAAATGTATAAGGTATGTGAAAGTATGTTAGCTTATCTGGATGAAAAGATACTTCTTTTGTTCCTGTATTATAGCCAGCAAATACATTATGTGTACCTAATTCTTGATTTGTACCGGTATGAAGCTTTGTATATTTTCTGTGAGTAACTATGTCCTCATTAAAGATATTATTTTTAGAACCTTTACCTTCTGCATTAAGCTGATTCTTTAATGGAAGAATATCAACATCATAATTATTAGCAGTTATATTATTAAATGTTGTTGTTATTATTTTATTATTCTTAAGATCATCAATTGTTTTGCCTAATGCTTTATCAAGTGAGTAATTATTAATACCAGATACATAGCTTGTCCATGTATCATTTAATGATAAGGTTGTTGGTGCATAGGACGTTTTACGCAATTCAAAAACAGTATTGTCATTTAAAATGGTCTCATTAGTTGCTGTTCCAGTTGCTATAGCACCTGATAGCTGAGATAGTTTTAATGTATGTAATGCACCGCTATTTTTTCCTGCTGACAATATCCATGTCGTTGATGCATTTCGCATATGTCCAGATAACGTCTTAAAGAAAGAAATATAACCTGAACCTTCGTCATAAAGATAGTTAAAAATTTGTGTATCTCTATCTTGAGTGGTTGCTACATTACCATCTGATGCACTAACTGGCAAGACGATTGCGTCTTCAGCAGCTGTTAACATAGACCAGTCTGTACTAACGCCTACGTCTGCTACTGTAAAATATTTTAATGTAGAATTATTTGAGTTATAATCATATTGACGAATTGCACATTGCTGTTCATCTATTAAGATAACTTCAAAAAGAGAATTAGCATCTAATGTTGTACTTGTTCCTGATAATTGTAATATATCTCTATTAGTACCAGCACCATGTAGATATTTGTTTTGATCACGTAATTTTAAAGTTGTAACAATATATTTAGGATATGTTGACTTATTTGTATTAACAGTTAATCCGAGATCATTTGTTGTAAAGTCCGTGAGGAAAAACTTATTATAATTATTTGTTGTAGTATCTTCAGCAGCTGAAAGAATATTATTTGATATTAATGTTAATAGTCCCTCAGTAAAGTCAGTAGTTTTATCAATAGAGACAAATTCATCATGCGCATATGAAGCACTTAAAGCTTTTGTATTGTCAGTATTGAAAGGAAATACATCCATCTAAGAATATTTATAGGAAGATCCACATTAAGACAATCAATTTATTAAGGTCCGGTAGATACAATTTGCGTTGCTGTAAATGTACCAGCTGCTATCTCCATAATTATAAACATACTTTCACCATCAAAACGTTCATCATTATTAGAGGTGCTTACACAACGATTTAAATGAAATGTATTTGCTGATGTATCTACATTCCGTATAGTAGGATGATATGTAACAGGTGTACCTTTACTTGCACCAGGTGCATCTATATGTATTAAATATTGTTCTTCATTAGTAGTATCAGCATTAGCATCATAATTAGCTTTAAACATATAATGGGCTCGAGAAGTGCCACCTCCCAATGGGTTATGATCTAATCTATCAATATATGTTGGACTACTATAATCTGTACCTGTATCTCGTCTAAAACCAAAACCAAATCTATGATTACTAGCTTCATGGTTTATTTTTGGTAATAGCAAAAATACAGAATTATCAGCCTTGGGTGTTATTGAAGCTGATAAAGCAGATAATGAATGTATAGCATCATCTTCAAAAGATATTGTCATATGCTCATTTGTTCTAAAGTATATTGTCTGCAATACAGATCCTACAACTGAGTTTTCAAAATCAGCAACTTCAATTGTATCAACATCTGCACTAACAGCTGATAACTGAGTCAATACATTAACACTGTTAAGTTTAAGATTCTGATCTACTCCATTATATAAAGCTGATGTTAAGGTTTTTAATTCCGTTCTATTCTGTGCAATATCCTCTGCATGAGCAGAAATAGTTGTATTAAATGTAGCGTTATCTAATGGAATAAGAACGTTACCAAAATCAATCTTCTGTGTACCGTTAGGTGTATCTATAATGAAAAAATCCCCACTGTTGACTTCTTCAACTTCATTCAAATTTGATATGGATGTATTGTTAGCCATGTTATCCTGTTATAATTTCCATAACTGTATATGTCGATACCGCAACTGAACTATCCATATTATTAGAATCACTGTGAGTATGTGATCTGTTAATATGGATGTCATTTCCACTATGATTAGCAAAAGCAATACCATATGTTTGCTCATCAGTTGAACCAGGATGATCAATACAAGTAAATGAAACAAGATTACTATCAGCCGCACTATTAACAGTATCTCTAAATGTAACTCCTGGTCTATTGCTTAGATCATCAGCTTCTATAAAACGATCAAAATTATTTTTAACAATAAGAAATCCGTTGGTTGCTTCTGCCGCGCAGCTATGATGAACACAAACATTTATATGTATAACGCTATTAGTTTTAGTAGGTGTAATTGCAGCACTTAAACCTTCAATTACGGAAAATGTTGTTTCATTAGATGTAACAGAGAAAGTATCTCTTTTTACTGTGCTGACAACTTGATTAATTCCCTTTTTAATATCTGCACTAATAGTAGCTACATCTGTTTTTATTGGATTTATAGAACCACTAACAGAATCAATAGATGAACTTAATCCAGTTATATCTGTTTGCAATCCAGATATTTGAAATCCGTGAGTTGTATTATTATCTCCTAATACAAAATCTTCAAAATCAATAATGCTTGTACCATTATCAGCTTCAACAAGAAGAAAGTCACCAGCTTTTATCTCCTCAACTTGAGGTAAATTCTTAATACTAGTATTTTTGTTATCAGCCATTATTTATTATTTATCCTGCTGGAGTAGGACTTACAACAGTAAGGGCTGTAAGACTATCTAATATTGTTGTTGCATTAGCGTCATCAACTGTATCGCCATAAACACTAAAGTTCTTAACCCAGCAATTACTTGCTGTTTTACCAGTTGCGAATGACATACCGACATTAAACGTATCAGGTATAGAAGGTACAGAATTATATACTGCATTAGCTAATGTTGCAGTAGGTTCTAAAACTTGTTCTAAATATGTCTGATAATCACCATTACTATCTTTAATCTCCACTTTAAGAAGCTTACCTTCATTTAAGAGTCTAACTCTACAACGTTTATACTCAATATCATCTAAACTAGTTAAAGTTTGATGTAATGTTACCGGTGAAGAGAAAGTAGAAAGATTAGGTGTACGAGTAATAACAGACCATTTTAAGTCAGCACCACTACGTAAAGTTATAGAATTAGGTTCCGCAATAGATAACCCTTCTGTTGCTGATAATGCAGTTCCATCCCATGCACTTAAAGCTCCAGTTTTATAATTTTTGATAGTACCGAACTCTCCGCCAATGTCAAATCCAACACCACACCATGCACCTCTTATTCCATTAAATGCTCCAGATAAATTAAATGTTCTTACACCTACATCACCAACATAGTTTGTATAGCCTAAACTAGTACTCGGACCTGCTGGAGTGAACTTAAAACGGCTATCCCAAAAGAACACACTAAAACCTTCTGCAGGTGCAGCAGTAGGCAGTGTAGTTAATAAAGGTGTTAGTGATACAGCCATTTAAAATATTTATGGCTTAAGCAAGATAATGAAACTTAATTAGGTTTTTGTGGAACTCGCGTACCATCTGGATAGACTGCTTCACCGGTCTTAGGATCTATTTTAAATTTTTCTGGTTCAGGTACGTTTAATGTTCCATCTGGATTAACTAATGTATCTACGCTACCAGTTACATTATCCTCAATTCCAACTAATTTCATAGCCTTTTCACGAGCTGTTGGAGATAGAGCCATTATAGCTGCAATTGAAATACCTAGAGCAGCAGCTGTCTTGGCTAGAGGAGACATTTCTTTCTTTTCTTCTTCCTCTTCATCTTCTTTAAGAGGTTTTCTTTTACCTGTATAATATTCTCTGAAAGAAGGTCTTTTTAAGACATAACCACCAGCTCCACTTATACCACCTTTAGATGGAGGTGAACCAGCTTGTCCTATATTTGTTCTTGGTAACTTCATTTTTTCTCCATCTCTTTACGTCTCTTTAGATAATCTTCAAGTCTTTTTTGTCTAGCAATATCCATTTCTTGACGTCTCTTTAGATAATCTTGATATATTTTATCTCCGGGTGGAGGTCGACGAACTACAGTTTTTGGAGGTGATGGTTTAAATCCTGGTATACCTTTTAAAAGTGGATCTTTATTTGGATCGTATGTTGGCGTTACACCTCCTACATTACGTGGTGGTTGATTAGTAGA